ATAAGCTCGACAAGCTGTTCTAGGGTGTAATCGTAAATTGCCCGTGATATAATCATATCACGAAATAATCTTACATGATATAAACAGCGACCACTTCTGTTAGTCAAATCTATCAACCATGAATCGACTTCGCGTCGATTCTTTTTTTATTTGACGTAAAAATGAGGCTAGAAATCCTGTACGTTCAGCATTTGTAGCTTCATCAAACGTCAGAGGTGTGTTTTTGGCAAAAAACGGAGAGTTGGCTAGGAATAATTAGCAACCACGTTCAATTTTGTCAGGATGTACAGGCGAAGACATCTAACAAGTATGAGAGTGACTGCGAGCACTCTTATACGTAAAACGAAAGGAGCTGAAAAATGGCAGCGAAAAACAAACAGATCAAAAAAATCATTAGCTGGGTAGTTGGTTTACCGGCGGCGCTAATTGCAGTCAGCGAGCCAACAGACTTGCGCCTCTGGTGGGTGCAGTTCGCGGCAATCGCGGTGCTGGCGGTCGTATTGTTCGCCAACGGCGTGTTCGACGAAACTATCCAAGAATTAAAATCGCGAAAGGAGATTTGGCGATGAAGATACACGTAAACGTGATACCGTCACCAGCTGAACTTGTGACGGTACATAAGCGCGAGCCTATCAATAGGGTGATTGACAGGCTGCGCAAGTTGGACGACCGTGACTTTGACAAGTCGGTCAAAGCAGCGAAGTGGTTGCGGATTTTTGACAAAGGAATGAAGTGGATTGAGGGTAAGTTTTATGGACGAAAATAGTTTGTTTGAAAAATTAGAAAACCTAATCGATCCGACATTTCTCGACCGTGCTTTGGCAGGGGAGGCGTAAGTGGCAGACGCTTACTATAGCCGACCAGAGTGGTCATACTCATCAATGAAGCTGATTCTTGATCACGGTATCGATTACGCAGTTGCAGCTAAACGCGGAGACTTGCCAGACCTAGATAGTAAAGCTATCGATCTTGGTCAGCTGGTCCATATGCTGGTGCTCGGCGGTGAAGATCAGTTCGCTATCAGCCCATTTGAAAACTTCTACTCGAAAGAATCCAAAGCGTGGCGTGATGAACAGAAAGCCGCTAGCAAACACATTATCACTCTAGGCATGTTCAAGGCTGCTGATCAGATTTTGAAAAATATCGAGAATCACCCGTTGGCGAAGCAATACATTTTCACCAAAGGCGCAACCTTTGAGCACGAAATGTACGCTCGCACCGCCGATGGCGTAGATATGAAGGGTAAGGCTGATGTACTGATTCGCACTAATGAATCGGCCATGATAACCGACCTGAAAACTACCGCAAAGTTCGACAAGTTTTTCAAAACCGCGCAGTCAATGCACTACGATTTACAGTCAGCAGTTTACACACTGGTGACGGCGTCAAGCCTAAAACTAGATCCGGCGTTAGTCAAGTTTGCCTATTGCGTGGTTGAAACCGTTGCACCATACCGCGTGCAATTCATGATTGCTGGCATCGACTTTGTTGAAGCCGGCGAACGCAAGCTGCGTACGTGTGTTGACGAAATCATAAAGTTTGGCGACAGCGAGCCGAATTTCCTCATCGAGGAGGTGAGGGAGCTGGGCGACTGGAGCCTGTAAAAGAAAGGAGAATATGAAAGTCTTTAATAGTTTAGATCCGACCGAAAAACCATCGATTCTGATGGTTGTGTATGGCGAGGGCGGTGTTGGTAAAACAACGTTTGCAGCCACCGCACCACGACCAATTATCGCTGACTGCGAGAACGGTAGCAAATACTTCGGACTTCGCGGCATTGCAGCCGACGTAGCGCTGATCGAAAAATGGGACGATATGCAGGAGTTTATGCAGATCGCACTCACTGACAACTACGATACGGTTATCATCGATCCAATTGGCGAGCTGATGGAGAAGTTGATCGCCTACATGCGAAATAGAGCCGACAGCAAACTGGTCCAGCGTGACGGCAACCCGACAATGGCAGGCTGGGGCTGGTTGAAATCAACCATGCGAACGTTCTTGAAAACCATGCGTGATAGCGGTAAGCATATCGTTATCGTGGCTCACGTTCAAGAGAAAGACGATGATGGCCGAGTCATTAAACGCCCAATGGTAGCCACAAGGCTATCTGAGGAGCTGGTCAATCTGGTGGATATCGTCGGCTACATGACAACGATCAATGATAGCGAAACCGGCGACACCAAGCGACTGATTATCGTTGATCCAGCCAGCGACAAATACGTCGCAAAAGACCGTACTGGTCGGTTAGGACGTTTCATCGAACCAGACTTTACAAAGATCGTCGATGGTGTTCGGGGTGACGCTGAGTACGCGTGGATTACGGCAGCACCAGTATTGGCAAGCCGAGAGCAAATCGAAGCAGCCGCTAAGCCAACCATTCCAAGCTCACGTGTCGAAATGACAGATGCTCACTTGGGCAAATCTGAAGCAGACAGGAAATAAAGGAGGATACATGTCACAACTACAAGAATACGTCGATTCGCAGGTCGCTACGATATCGCCGTTCAAAATCAAATCTCAAGAGCTTTTGGAGCAAGCCAAAGCCAAAGAAGTCACTGACGACGCTACTGCTAAAGAAGCAATTGCAATCCGTAAGCTGATCACCTCGCACCGCACTGAAGTCAAAAACGCACGGTTGGCGATCACTCGCAACTTCGACAGTGTCAAGTCGCAATTTATCGACGCTGAAAAAGACGTACTCGCACCAGCTGAAGAAGCACTAGAGAATATCAGTCAAAAGATTCTAGCCTATCAGGAAGAGCAGGAGCGACTGGCAAAAGAGGAAGCTGTACGCGTTGACGCTATCTGTGCTAAGTTCGCTACCAACACCAAATCGCTACGCAGCCAGAAAGCCTGCGATGAAAAAGGCGCTGAATTGAAGCAAATATTCGCTGAGCTATCTGAAGCTGACCAAAACCACGCTGAAATCAAGCTGGCATTCACTAAAGCCATCAACGAACTGTTGACACGTAAAGACGAATTGACAACCGCTGAGCGCGACGAAGCTGAAGCTGCGAAACTAGCAGCACAGCGTAAACGTGAACAGGAAATCGCTGAAGCCGAGGCAGCCAAAGCTGCTAAAGCACAACAGCCAGCCGTTAAATCTGGCATTAAAACCAAGACGGTGTTCACGGTCACCAATCCTGAGTTAGTGCCGCGCTACTTGTGCGAGCCAAGCGACAAACTAATCCGCGAAGCTATCGCTAATGGATTACGTGAAATTCCAGGCGTTGAAATCCGCGAGGAAAAGAGTTTCTAATATGGCAGCAATTAACACAGTAACCCTAATCGGCCGTGTTGTCCGCGACATTGAAGTCAAATCGACAAATAGCGGTAAGTCCGTAGCCTCATTCGCACTAGCGGTTGACGGCTACGGCAAGGATGCCGACGCTAGCTTTATCGATTGCGTCGCCTGGAACAAGGCGGCTGAACTGCTGGCAGAATATGCACCGAAAGGCAAGCAAATTGGCATAACCGGCAGATTGCAAACGAGAATCTGGGAGAAAGATGATATCAAGCGCAAAGCTACTGAAGTTATCATCTATCAGTTCCAGCTTTTGAGCGACGCTAAGGGTGGTAGCAATACCGCGCCAGCCACAGAACGATATGCCGAAGAGGACACTAAATCAGCAAATACAACGACTAAACAAGCGGCGAAAGCTACCGAGGATGTCGACCTCGACGCGCCAATTGATTTGAGCGAAATACCATTTTAATAAGTGAAAGGAGAGCCATGGCAGGAACGGAAGCGGGCGGTAAGAAAGCCGCCGCAACAATTCTCGCAAAAAATCCAAACTTCTACCGTGAAATTGGCAGAAAGGGTGGATCGAGGTCAAGAGGCGACAAAACAGGCTTTGCACTCAATCGAGAGGCAGCTCGGATTTGCGGCCGAATCAGCAAACGCAGACCTAAGCAGGATGACGAGCTGGCTGAATTTGAAAAAACCGCACCGTACGGCAGATGCAGTATGTGCAATTTGGCACTCATTCAATCTGACGCAGAGCGAAAAGACTATCCAGACATGCACGAAAACTGTATGTATGAGAGGTTTGGAGATTGAGGAGTCGTGACTAAAAAAGCACTTCGCAAGAAACAACGCCGCAAGCGCAAGCAACTGGAGGTTACGTAATGTCTCTGATGAATTGCACATTCACGGTTCGCTGGAGCGACGAGAAAAACAAACCGCACGCGAAAACCTACGCTACCGAATCTGATGCCAAGCGAGCCAAGAAATGGCTGCTGGAGCACGGCGTTCGGAGCGTAGACATTGCGGTCAAGATAAATAATAAGCCAGCCGGCAGTTTGAAAGACGGTAAGCCGTCTGAGACTGAGGCTGAGCAGAAGGGATTTTGGTGGGAGAAGTGATTGACGACCTTATTATCGAGCAATTCACAGGATTGAAAGATAAGAACGGTACAGAAATCTACGAGGGCGACGTCCTCATAGACGACGCTGGCGAGCCTATTGAGCACTGGGTGGTCAAGTTCTCTGATGGTGGATTTGTCGGCGAGTGTGCAGGTGTGGCTGAACCTCTCTTTGAACTAACAAACCTAGAGGTCGCCGGCAATATTCACGAGAACCCTGAATTGTTGGAGGAGAAATGAAACTATATAAACTACTGAAAGATTTACCAACCGTTAAAGCTGGGGCAATCTTCAAAGAGAAAATTAAAATCGATGGCACAAGGGTTTTGAAAACATGTGGATCAAGACATAAACATTCAATTCTTGTTAGAGAAATCGATAATTTTGACGAGTGGTTCGAATCAACAAGCAGTATTAGTTGGAATCTTAAATGGGGCGATAGATATTGGTACATTGACTATTGGGGTAATGTTAACTATCGCAATTACGCAGACGCTACCATTGACAGATTGAATATTGACAATGGTAATGTTTATTACACCGAAGAAGAGTGTAAAAAAGCTCATGAACGTAAACTGGCTGAAGTCAGACTGCTAAAAACGTCAACGTTTGAGCCAGACTTCAAAAATGGAAACGGCGGCTGGATTGTCGGCTATGACCATCGTCGTGAAGAGTTGACTTGCGATAGTATCGATTGCACTGATTATGGCGAACCAGTACGCTACGCAACAGAGGAAGACGCTAAAAGGTCTATTAAAGAAAATCGAGCAGATTGGTTAGCTTATTTTGGAATTAAGGAGTGGGAATAATGCCTAATCTCGCAAACATAGAAAATCCAACCGAGGATCAAGAACAAGAAGCATTTGTACAGTGGTTGCGACTGAAAGGTTATCCACATTTTCGCGTGCCGAATGAAACGTACACCCGAAGCTGGAGTCAGAAAGCGAAGAATAAGAAGCTTGGTGTGAGTTCTGGCGTGCCAGACCTTTTTATTGCGGTGCCATTTCCGCCTCCACATCTAATCATCGCCCATAAAGACCGTGACGATGAGGTTCGGAACAAAACCCTCGTCGCCATCGAAATGAAACGCAAAAAAGGAGGTATAACATCAGCAAATCAGAAGAAGTGGATTAAAACGCTCAATGAGGCTGGTGTTCAGACTGTTGTTTGTAAGGGCTGTGATGCGGCGATTGAGTTTATTGAGTCAATAACTTGAGGGGTTTATGACTGAAGTGGAACGCTTGACTGCTTGATAAAACAGTCAAAGCATTTTATAGCTAGGCGCTGGTGAGATTGAGCGGTTGGGAGGCCGCGATTGCCAGCGCCTAATCTGTATATTTCAGAGGTAGAGGAGGGATAACAAACATGGTCAAGTGGCTAAAAATCGACAAACAAGACAAGACAAGGCGACGCCGTCAGGAGATCGGGCAGGTCGCCATTTATTATATTTCGAAACAGGCAATTATTATTGGCGACGAGCGAAAATGCAAGCCGTTGTCGCACTACATTCTCTTGCAGTCTTGGCAAGACCGAAACAAGAAACCATACCAGAATATGCTGCGAAAACTGAAGAGCACGAAAGATCTGACCTTAATGCAAGCACAGCTCATCGCAAATAGTTACGGCGTGCACATCTCGGCCGTTTCCGAACAGTCAATACCAAAAGAACTACGCGTCAATCTCTAGAATTATAATCATGAAAGATGACTTCAAATCATGTCCTAAGTGCGGACGAAAGTATAAGCGGCAAGACAACTACGATATCCACGTAGCTGGTTGTAATCGTACATCGCCGTCAACTCATGGCGGTGCTAGAAAGGGTAGTGGTGGGGTTAAGGGTAAAAAAACTCAAAAAGTGCTAGATCGGATGAAAGAGAAGCAGCGAATTTTAGACCGAATCACCAGAAACGCTGACAAGCTGTATGAAGCACAGTTCCGACTGGCGACAGGCGTGCAGCTGCTGTTCGTTATAAAAACCGACCGCAAGGGCAATCGGTTACCGGCAGAGCAAGTTACCGACCCTGAGACTATTGCGGCATTTCTCGATGGTGAGCTGGATGGTGTGGACGACGAGTACTATTTCATCGCCACGCAGAAGCCAGATAACAAAGCTATTAAGGACATGCTCGACCGAGCATTCGGCAAGCCAGTTGATCACGTTGACCTATCTGTCGATGTTCGCGAAAAGCAGCCGCCAAAGATTGTCTCGACCATCAAGCCACGCAAAACGAAAGGCGAATAGCTAATGTCATTAGAGCTAAAGCCAAAGCAGCAGAGTGTTGTCGATATTATTAACGATTGCCCTGAGGTTGATACTATTTACCTGATCGGTGCCGTTGGCACGGGCAAAACAGATATTGCGGCGAGTATCGGCATCGATATTTGCGACACATTCGAGAAGACATACTGGACGGTCTTTCGCAAGAATATCAGCACGGCGAAGCGGTCGGTTATTCCGTCATACCTGACTATGCTCGACCGTAAGAATTTCAAAGAGGGCGAGGACTACACGTACAACGGCCAAGATTATGAGATTAAGTTCCCAAACGGCTCAAAGATTGGCTTTGTGGAAGCGGACGAGACGAAAGACAGGAACGGGCAGAAGATTAAAGGTATCAATGCCAGTGCTAGCCATATCGATGAGGCCGACGAATTGTCGCTGACGATGTTCACTACAGCTAGATCTCGTAAGGGCCGCCGCAACACCAACGGTCAGCCGAGCATCGCTATTATCACTCTCAACCCAAATGACGTTGAACATATCAAAGAAGTGTATATGCGTTGGAAATATGGCGGAAATGGCAAGTATGAGCCACTGCCACCGAATATTCGCGTGGTCGAGTTTGATTTGTCGGATTCATGGCAGATGCAATCAGATATTGATGCTATGATGACCAACCCGACATGGTGGGTTGAACGGTATCTCAAAAATAACTGGGAATACCAGGATGAGAGCAAAACGATATTCCGCTCAAGCATCTTTGCCAAGGCGATTGTAAGTAGTTATACGCCAGGTCGCAAGACAACTGGGTACGACGTGGCGCGTGATGGCGTTGACCGTAGCGTTGCGGTGGATTGGGAGAATCTGACATTGGTTGACGGCACTATCACCAAAGATTCAAACGAGCAGATAGAGACTGGCAAACAAGCCGAGTGGCTGATTGAGCATTCAGACAACTTCTCTATCGGCTACGAGAATATCGCAGTCGACGGTGTGGGTGTTGGTGTGGGTGTTATCGATGGCGGCAAAGACCGCGGTGCTGAGTTCGCGGTGTTTAAGTCTGGTTTTTCTCCCGACCCATTCCTAACATTCGATGACGAACCGAAGAGCCGAGAGGATGCTGAGCGTTCACAGGAGCTGATGGCGTTTAACAACTTGCGATCACAGGTGGCGTACATGCTAGCAATGGGTCTTGACAGCGGCAAGGTCAAAATCCTCGACAGTTTCCCATTCCTCAATGAGTTTATCAAGGAGGCACAGATGCACCACCACGAATATAAAGACAAGGTGTTTGTGCTGGAGTCTAAGGAGTCAATCAAGAAGCGGCTCGGCAAATCTCCTGACATATTTGACTCTGTACTAATGGGCTTTTGGATGCAGCTGCGGCATGAAGTGGTAATGGAGTGGGCTGGGATTATGTAATCCGTATATTTACAGTTAGAGGACTATATGAAATTGAAAGATTTTTTGCGCAAATTAAAGTTTCAAAAGCCAGACAGGGATACTGTCATTGAGGCGTGGATAGGGCTGCTGATGTTTGTCGGCGTGCCATTTTGTATTTGGCTATATTATGGCGGCAAGGTCGCCACAGTGGTATTTGTCGGCGTGCAGCTGATATTTTGGTCGGTTTATTTATATAGGAGCAATAAGTAGATGGGAATTATTAAAACAGCCATGGGATTAAGGGGTGAGCGACGTGTGAGTGGTGTTGACCCCGCTTTTCAGAGATTATCAATGTTTGATCATTACCGAGCCAGCAGTTACGCGACAGCTTATCCTAATATTCGAACGGTTGCCAACAAGTATATGACAGTGCGGCCGTTTGCTATTGATGGAAATGGAAAACGGATTGATCATTGTGTTATTGACGCGCTGTACCACCCGAATAAATCTGACAGTTCGGTGGCATTTGCTGAAAAAATAGCCGTTTCGACATTGTCTCTACGGAAGACGTACATTTTGGTTTGGAGCAACTATGGCGGAGTAGCAAAGCCTGGCGGTGATTTTATGGGGCAGGGCGGCAAGAATATTGCTGGTTTCACGTTCTTGGAGTTTCCGCGAGTTGCACGAGTTGGCGACAAGACAACATACACAGTCGGCACACAGACGTTTACTGAAGATGAAGTGCTGGTATTGCCTGGTGGTGTTGATCCAAACGATCTGTATGCTGGCTATTCGCCGTCTGAAGCCTCACGCCGGTGGGCGACACTCGATGATTGCATCGCCGATTTCCAGGCTGGATTTTTCGAGAACGGAGCGGTGCCGGCTGGTCAGTTCATTATTACCGCACCAACACGGCAATCATTCCAAGAGAGCGTAGCGATGTTGCAAGACGCTCATCGCGGAGCCGGCAGCAATAACAATGTCACCTACACGCACCGACCAGTTGACTCTAAGACTGGCAAACCGTCGACTACCGCGGCTGTTGAGTGGGTGCCGTTCTCGCAACCAAATAAAGATATTGACTTCGAGAACTTATTTAAGCAGGTTGATAGGCGGATTGACACGTCATTTGGCGTTTCAGCCATTATGAAAGGTATTGATGACACAGCTACGTACGCCAACGCACAGGTGTCAAAGCAGGTGTTTGCCGAGAATGTCGTTGACCCACTACTGTTACGCAACTACACACAGTTGACGCACGAATTGAATCGAATCACGGGTGGCATGGGTATGGCTATTACTTACGAATTTGCTATTCCTCAGGTTGTTGACGAGGTCAAAGTGCAAGCTGAGGCTGATGATATTCGGATTAACAGCATCTTGAAATTAGAGGCAGCTGGATACAGTACCGAGAGCATCATTGACGCGCTAAAGCTACCTAATAATTTCAAGCTGTTGCGTAAGGGCGACTACGAGCCGCCAGAGATTGAGAACGATAAGCCGGATGTTGACGAGGGCGATGAAGTAGCAGACGCGCCAGATCGCCGCAAGGTTGGTGACACGGGGGTTTGGGGAGAAGCGAATGGCACAAACCCAAAAGCATCAGCCGACAAGCAGCCGCAGACACTCGATGACTTTGAGCAGCTGATTTATGACGCAACGACTGAGTTTATGCAGAAACAGGTTGACCGAGCCATTGCTGAATCGCGCCAGACGGCTGGAAACAGCACCGAGGAAGACGACGAGCAGAACGAGTTTGCTGAGGCATTACTACTGATCATCGTGGCTTTGATGATAGTTCAAGGTGCGATTTACTTTGAGGACGGCAAGCAACTATTGATAGATAACGGCGTGTCCACGGCCGAGCTAACAGGCTTTGTGGTGGCAGCATCAACACAGGAGGCATACCGAGCATATCTACTAAATGTGGCTCGCTCATACGCTGACGATACGGCCGCCTCAATCCGCCGAGTGCTTGATCATGCGGCATCGCACGGCTGGGCACAGTCTGAACTGGAGGAGAAGCTGCGTGGCATTATGAAGACTGATGAGTGGCGAGTGCAGCGGATGGCTCGCACTGAAATATCACGAGCCGACGCACTGTCAAGCGTTGAGGCGATGAAGCAGGTGCAAAACCAAACAGGAACGCTGATCGAGAAAGCGATGGAGAGCGAGACCGGCAAGCCATGTGAGTTCTGCGCCACGCTAATCGATAAATGGGTGGCAGTTGATGAGCCGATCCTGAATCTGAACGAAGCAATTATTGGCAGGGACGGTGGCATATTCATCAACAACTTTGCGCAAAACGATGGCTACGATGTGCACCCGAACGGCCATTGTCACCCGAAGTACCGCGTTGTCAAGGCGTATCTCAACGCCGAGCGGCGAATCATTGATGACGAGATGGCTGATCTAGATTTGCGGTGCGAGGAGTGCGGCCGCTACCTAAACATCAAGGGCGTCACGCAGATGATCGCACAGGTGCGTTGTAGTAATGCGAAGTGTAAACACGTCAACAATATCAAGATTGTGAACGCCACTTCGACAGACGACCAGGTGCGTTATGAGTTCGATAAATCGTAATCTGTAGTCTTAGAAATAAGACGAGAGCAAGACGCTCAAATTGGACGGGCAAGCAGGAGTCGAAAGCAAACTTTAACAAGGAAATAAAGCATGAAGTTCTGGAAGTGGAGCAATTCCGTTTCATCGAATAATCAAGAGCTTATACTTGACGGACCTATCGCGAGCGACACTTGGTGGGGCGACGAAGTCACACCCGACCTCTTTCGCGAAGAACTCAAGCAGCACGCGGGCGATTTGACAGTTGTCATTAACAGCCCCGGCGGCGACGTGTTCGCAGGCTTGGCGATTTATAACGCACTTGTGAATCATAACGGAAATGTCACTGTCAGGGTTGATGGTTTAGCGGCGTCGATTGCATCAGTGATTGCGATGGCAGGCGACAAGATTATCATGTCGCCAGGCTCAATGATCATGATTCACCGCCCGTCCGTTTACGCGGCTGGCACGGTGGACGACATGGAGAAAGCCAAAGATGTGTTGCTGAAGATCGAGGAGGGCATCACGCCTATCTACGCTAAGCGAACAGGGCTGAGCGATGAAAAGATTGCTGAGCTGTTGGAAGCGGAAACGTGGATGCTTGCCGATAAGGCTGTCGAGCTCGGTTTTGCCGATGAGGTGTCTGAGGCACCAGAGAAGCAAAAGCAAGACGAGGGCGTACAGAATGCGTTTGGTATGAACCTTGCATTCAGCATGTCGGCAGTCAAGCAGGCAGACGCCAAGCCAATGCAGAGCCTGGTTGAACAGATCAAGGCGAAAGCAGAGGCGGAGGCAACCAAGGCGGCAGAGCCAGCCGAGGAAACGACGACTGAACTTGAAACGAAAACTGACGAACCAGCGGCACCGGAAGCCGCGCCAGAGGCAGAGCCTGCTGACGAAGCTGAACAATCAGAGCCGGAAGAATCAACTGATAACAATCCTGAGGAGGATACGGAAATGGAATCAAAAGACATTGCAAAGATGCAAGTTAAAGAACCAGCTGATCCAGCAGCTGTCGACAAAGGTACTGTCGTAAATTACCTGGACACACCAAAGGCGCTAGAGGACTTTGCTGATGTGTTGGTAGCACAGGCAGGTGCTGGTGCGGCCGCTGTTCGCGAAGCATGGATGGACAAGCTTGAAGCTAACGGCGTACAGATGGCTGTTACTGGTGCTGACAAATTATTCCCAGCCCCAGTTGTTGAGGCAGTTGAGAGTGCATTTAAGGCTGGCGGACCAATTTGGAACCTAGTCGATAAAACTGGATTAGACGCTTACAACACCGCTTGGGATACTAACACTGATGGTGCACTAGGACACCAGGCTGGTAAAGACAAGAAAGAGGCTACAATTGCCATCGAAAACCGCATACTTGAAGGTCAATACATCTACAAGTACCTCACTCTTGACAAGGAAACTATCCGCAAGAACAAGAGTACTGGCTCATTATTGCGCTATGTGTTGCAAGAGTTGCCAAAGCGGATCATCGCAAGTATCGAGCGTGCGATTGTTATCGGTGACGGCCTAGCCGACGCTAGCGACGACAAGATCAAGTCGTTTATATCTGTCAAAGCTGACGCTAAGGCTGGCAACGTGTTTGCTAAAACCTATACGCCGAAATCAGGGGAAAGTCGCCGTACTGCTATCTTGAATGCACGCGACCTAATCGAGGCTGAGGGCGACGTTTACATCATTGCAAAGCGCGGCTACCTCACTGCTCTGAAAGATGAGCGAGGTACTGACAAGCATATGCTATATACCCCAGGTGTTAACATCTTGGAAGACTTGGAGCTTGCTGGTAAGTTTACACCACAGTGGTTCAACGACACTAACGACGCCGACAACGATGCCTACTTGGTTGTATTCAACAAATACAAGGTGGTTGGTGATCAGTCAATTGAGAGCTACACCAACTTTGCGTTGAAGCAGAATAAGCACGAATACTTGCAGGAGATCTTCGCAGGTGGCGGCTTGAGCGGCATCGCAGCAGCAGTGGCTATTAAACACGTAGCCTAACAGAGAGGGGTGTAAGAGATGACAGCATTGGTAACTAAAGAAGATATCGAGGGCGTACTTTTACGCCCCCTTTCTGATACCGAGAATAAGTACTTTGAGCAGTTATTGCAGCAAGTGACAGAGACATTGGAGGCGTTGCTGGATGTCAAGATGCAGGGCGAGGCAAACACGCCGCGTCGATATGAGGCAACTTGCGACTCACGTTTCCTAGTTGTCGATCCGTTCACCAGTCTGTTGCCAGAGGTGACGACAGAAAGTGGCAGACCGCTGGTGGTCAAGTCAGTGAGTCAAGGCGACGAACTGAACGTCAGCTGGTTCAACGTCATCGAGATGGTTGATCCGCTGGACGCTGGACGGTGCATCGTCAAGGCGGCGTGGGGATATGGAACATCGTTGCCATACAGCTTGAGAATCCTCATTGCAAGGTTATTTGACACGCTGTCAATAGCTAATCAAGGTAGTTTTTATAACAACGTAAAATCCGAAACAGTGCTGAGTCATTCAGTTACGTATGACAACACCAAGCAAGCTATCGACCAGTTCGCTGAGGCAAACGTTGATCTACTGGCAAAGTATGTAAAGCCAATCAGCAGTTGCGTGGTGTCTGGCTACACTGATACGCCGCTGAGCCAGCGTGGAGTTCATCGTCATGATATTCCGCGATAGCATCACGCTGGTTGCGCCTGTCAACGGCACATATCGTCAAACTGGCGGAGAGCGGCACGACGTGAAGTGTGTTGTCGAGCAGACAAGCGGCTTGACTCGTGGCGGTAGTTACGACGCTATGACGGGCGATGCTAGAGCATATCTGGACGGACGGGACAGCTGGCTTTCATCAACTGGCTACTCGATCGAGGGGTATTTTGCCGAAGTGACGCTGTTTGGCGTTAAGAGGGTGTACCGCGTCGCTAACGTAGCAGTCGGCAGGGCAGTTATCACCAGCGGCACAGTGCAGCACGTTGAGATTGAGCTGGAAAGGCTTGATAGAGAGGTGTAATCATGCCGGTGGTCGACAATACAGTGGCTGTCAAACGATTCTTCCAGAATCAGGCAGCGACAGGATTGAACGCAATGGCGAATCACACTCTGACAGTATCCAACCTCACCGCACCGTTCAGACGTAGAGGGTCGCTCAAGTCCCGCAATGTTGAGGTACGGCGAATTGGCAGAGATGCTATCAGATTGACATGGAAGCCAGTCTACTCGCAGTACCAGAACCGGGGTAGGCGTGCGAATGGCACTCATGTGGTGCGTAAGTACACTACGGCCGGCACTGGCAAAGGTTTCGTTGATGAGGGTGTGAGAAGCACCATGAAAGATTACAAGAGGTTTTTTAGATGAATGTAGCATTGGAGATCGCAAAAGTTGTGGCTACCACAATTGGTGGGGAGCTTGGCAAAGAAGTGTTTGTCGGGCGATTGCCAGCAAGCAAGAGTCAAGACGGCATGGTGGCGGTTGCGGCTAGCGGCGGTGAATACGGCGGCGGCAGTTTGGGTAACACTAAACTAACCACCGAACTAACGATTACCGTAGTGAAAGCTGATGCGGCTGAGCTATACGAGCTCGACAGCAAGCTACGTACGGCATTGATGCAGTTGCCATACACTGACGCGAGATTCATTCGCGTGAGCGTATTTCCGATGCAAGACAGCGCCTATGAAGCCTCTGAATTACGGATGGGGGTATGGAGTGCCCAATCTGTAACATTAGTTTTGAAAGATTAAGCAAAGGAGTAATTAAATGGCAGCAATCGATTACGCCGGCTTGAACCACGATCTATATTTCGGGGACAAGACTGGTAAAAACTTCAAGCAAGTTCTGGGTGTGAACGACCTGGACTTTGACAACGACAAGGATGAGGTGACACGTGATTTTATCGACGGTACGAACCTCAAGCTTATCAAATCGTTCAAATCTACCATCAAGTTTAAGGTGACGGATATTGGGCAAGACAACCTCAAGAACATCGTGCCTGGTTATGTATATAGCAGTGGCGAGACAATTGACGGCACTACTGGCATTACTGTCGGCACAAAGGGCGCTGTGCAGGTTGGCTTGCAAAAAGGTAGCTCGACACAAGTGTCTGGTGTGTTCAAGTTAGTACCAAAATTAGCAGCTCAAGCAGGCCATACATTGTATATGCTTGACGCTACGGCAACCCTGAGCGATATCAGCCAAGAAGACGGTTTGACTGAGTTTGAAATCAGCGTAACCGGCAAATTGATCAAGGGCGACCTGACATTTGCGTAACAGGGGTGGCACGGTGATAAAAACACCGTGTCAATACCTAAATTGATAAAAAAATAATGTAGTTTTTACAACTATGGAATGGAGAATGAGATGGCGTTTGTTCTAAAAAAGAAGCAGCCTGAGAAGCGTGTATTGCTGGACATTGAAATGCCAGCAGACGGTGACGAGCCAGCAAAGCACTACAAATATCTAATTCCGCGGGTCAAGCAGTACAAAGCCCTTGAAGCAAACACTGCGCGATTAAGCATTGGTGGCGAAGACGGCAAGGCCGTTACTGGTAGTGCGATTGTCATGGATGTTGTAGCTCGAGCGACAGTAGTTGAGGGCGGGCTATCTTTAAGAGATTTGCTTGATGCACTTGATAATGACAACGTCGACGCTCTACTGCTTGAAATTGTGCGATTAGCAACCACAGGGCTAACTAAGCTAGCCGCTGAGGGCGTTGAGGTGCGAGAAGTCGAGGCGTAGCCATGAACGAGAACAATCAGCCTGGATACGATATCGAAAAGTACGAACAGTATTTGAAGATTCAGGCTGATAAAGTTCTCACAAGCTTTGAGGAGAGAGTGCATATAATCTTGCTCAACTATCCGCAATACACGCACGAGCAGGTTTTAGAAATGGACGAGGCTGACGCGGTGGAGTTAGCAAAAGCAGCAATACGTCGCGAATGCGAGCGAACGCTGAGCCTCCTGTCTGTGATAGCAGCAGCACAAAATAAGGACGCCTACAAGAAGATGTATAGCTCTTTGACAAAAACTATAAGGGGTTTGAAGTGATCTTATCTATCACGACGAGAAGTATTGACGTATCCACGCTTAGCGTTGTATGTGTCGACAATCTCACCAGCTTTGGCAATTGTTTTAACGGACCCAAGGTAAGCGTATCCACAAGTAAACGTGTACATCAATCCTCGGGTAATTCTTCCCATATAGAACCATGGCAGTCCATTAAAAAATGGAATCAAACCAATCAGAGCAAGCTTTTTGAATGTTTCAACATCTTTCATTATAAGATCCTTTCTTTAGTAAAGAAATTATACCACGGAAACGAAATATGAACCAAGGAACAATAGTAGTTACCTACAAAGTTGACAGGTCAAAATTTGACAAGTCTGTTTCTGATGTTCAGAAAAAAATGAAGAGCGTCGCCAAGGATAATGACGAGCTCACCAAGAAAATGGCTGATTCTTGGAGCAAGATTGGAACTGGATTTAAGCAGCTGGGGGTTGGCATAAAAAATGCGGCAGTTGAGAGTGCTGCCATCATCTCAAAAGAGCTTATTCAACCAATCACTAACAAGTTAGCGCCATTGGCAAGTAAAATCAGCGCAGGTTTTGCAAATATTGGCAATCGCATTGCCACATTCTTTTCACCAATGACTAACGCTGCCAGCAAAGCTGCTAGTGCAATATCTGCGGCTTTCGTTAGAGCACGCAATGCTGTTGCAAATACGTTTAGTAATATCGGCGCGTTCATATCATCGAAATTATCTATCGCCGCTAATGCAGTAACTAGTTTTGCAGCTAAAGTTGGACAGGGCATGGCGTTAGTGGCGCAAAAACTCGCCGCACCATTTATCTGGTTAGGTAAGGGCATAGGTACAATCCTAGCCCCTGTCGCGCAAAAAATGATATCAGTATTCGGTGGAATCGGCGGCGCGATTGGACGCAACTTGGCACCCGGACTGTCGACGATTGGTAGCGGTATTTCTGGTATGTTTAGTGCACTTGGCGGGAAAATTAGCAATGCCGTTGGTGGCATGGTTAGCCAGGTAATGCCGCACATCAACTCTCTGGCTAGCGGCTTAAAGGAGAAATTGGGCGGGGCATTGAGCCATGTAGGTGGCGTAGCTAAAGGACTGGGCAAGGCATTTGCCGTTGGAACAGCCGCCGCAGCAGTAGCAATTGGTGGGCTAGCCAAAAAATCTGTCGAGGGATTTGCAGAATGGGAACAGTTGGTTGGCGGTGTTGACACGCTGTTTAAGAAGTCGAGCGACACAGTTCAGGCGTATGCAGCGAATGCTTATAAAACGGCAGGATTATCGGCAAACCAATACATGGAGACCGTCACAAGCTTTTCAGCGTCATTATTGCAAGGTCTGAAAGGCGACACTGAAAAATCAGCTCAATATGCTCATATGGCTGTTACAGACATGGCTGATAACGCCAACAAAATGGGCACTGATATTGCAAGGATCCAGGATGCTTACCAGGGCTTCGCAAAAGACAACTATACTATGCTCGACAACCTGAAGCTTGGCTATGGTGGTACTGCTGGCGAGATGGCACGCCTGGTCAATGAAACAGGCGTGATGGGCAAGGGTTTCAAGGCGACGGCCGAGAACGTCAAGGATATCCCATTCGATAAGCTCATCGAAGCAATCCATAAAGTTCAGGAGAAAATGGGTATTACTGGTACGACCGCTAAAGAAGCTAGCGAGACTATTAGTGGTAGCTTTTATTCGATGAAAGCTGCTTGGTCAAATCTCGTTGCTGGTATCGGTAACGAAGATATTTCGTATGATGAAATACTTGGCAATTTCACATCGTCTATCGAAGTATTTTTGAAAAATATGGTGCCAAGGCTGGCGGATTCTATCGGGGGCATTTCTAGGGCGTTGCCAGAGATAATTAACAGATTGACGCCGCTTATACCACCGATTCTCGGCAAATTATTGCCAGCTATCATCAATGGAATCATCCTCCTGCTCAACGCACTGGTTCAAACCGCGCCGCAGTGGATTGGTCAAATCATAGCTATGCTACCAGCGCTGATTCAGGGCTTTATGCAATTGTTTATGGCGCTTTTGCAAGCTGCGCCACAGATTATCGCAGTCATAACACCAATGATCCCGCAAATTGTCGACAGCTTGGTTACGACACTAACAGAGCCGACTATGCTACAGGCACTGATTATGGGTGCGATTCAGCTGTTCTTAGCCATAATTGAAGCATTACCTACAGTTATTAACGCGCTGGTCGACGCACTGCCACGTGTCATTGACGCAATTGTTACGACACTGACGCAGCCAGTAATGTTGCAGAAATTAGGCGAGTCTGCCGTCAAGCTACTGTTCGCGTTGATCCATGGCATTGGCAGTATGCTTGGTCACATCGGCAGTGCTGCATGGAAAGTCATCAATAAAATTGTCGAGGTATTATCGCCGTCAAGTCTATGGAGCGTTGGAGAAAATCTAATCAAGGGGCTGTGGAATGGCATTAGCAACGTGACCGGCTGGATTCTAGATAAAATAAAAGGGTTCGGCAAGTCTGTACTTGATGGCATCAAGAATTTCTTTGGTATCCATTCACCGTCGACTGTCATGGCAAAGATGGGTGGATTTTTAGGACAAGGATTTGCTAACGGCATCACCGACAGCATTGGAGGTGTGCTATCGGCAGTTGATACGATGAATGGTGCGATTTCTGGCAGGATGACAACTTCGCTGTCACCTGATTTTAGTGTATCTGGTAGTGGCAATATCTCTTTACGAGCCGACGACGTCTGGGGCGATAAAAACAATGGTGGTTCTAATGATGGTTATCCACAAATCAACCAAACCGTCAACCTGATAAACGGCATCGATGTCGATCAATATAACCGAAGCCTGGTGCAGCAAATGAGGAGGGGTTAGATATGAGAACATATGACGTACAGATCACTAATATGCGCACTAATGAAAGCGTATTTCTGGCAGGCAGCAAACAAGGGCTATCACATCTGACGCCGCCACTGAAAGGCTTTGGTGACCCTGACGTTCGCAATAGCCAGTATGTGTTTTCTGGTGCCGATGGCGGTAGTGTGGATGAGCAGTTCTATGGCGTGCGGCAAATACCGCTGAGTTTCTTCGTGGCAGTGGAGCACGACGGAAGACTTACCGAGATGCACGCCGAGATGGCAAAAATTGCTAGAACCATCAAAATCCGCGACAAGTTGCGAGTGCAATTATTCACGCCAACTGGACGCGTCTACCAGACCGTCGCTAAATTGACGCAGCCTCTTGATCCAAAAATTGAATGGCCGCTCATTGCCGACTACGACATCGAACTGGTTGCTGGCGATCCGCGGATGTACGATTACACTGACGGTGCCGCACAGAGAGTTACACTTGAGCGACCGCGCGATGGTGGGCTGTTATGGAATCCAACAGGTCTGCTTTGGGAGCGTGACGGCTTGCACTGGGTGTCTGGCGGGGGACTGAATCACGCCACAAATGATGGCAACACGCATGTTTGGCCTACAATCACAATTACTGGCAAGGTTACAAATCCGACCGTGTCCAACCAGACGACTGGCGAGATTTTAGCACTGAACATCAGCACAACAGACAGTGACACAATCATATTTGACACTTATAACCGAGAGGTCACGCTAAATGGGGTAGGCATCGATAATAACCTCACCAACAGTCAATACTGGCGTTTGGTGCCAGGGCTAAATGAGCTGATTTTCAACACGTCAAACAGCACCGATACCGGAACAGCCGTCGTTGAGTGGCATAACGGTTACACAGGAGTTGCCTAATGGACGAGTACGTACCACCACGCTATACCATTGAGTTGTGGCACCGCGGAAAGACCAAGGTGGCAGATATTACGAGGCTTTGCCAAGATATCGACTGGAGCATGACTCGTAATGGTGTTGAGTCGCTAGATTTTAATATGTCGATGCCAGATTGGGAAGAGAAGTGCCGGCGGATCGGCGAGAACCCAAACACTATATTGAAGCCGTGGGTGAGCGACATCAGGGTCAAACGCAACGGCGAATATTTGTTTGGTGCGGTAGTAGTGGAAGCGAATCGCAACCTGAACACCGACGACGCACGAATACTAGTGCAGTGCGACGGATATTTGAATCTGATTGACGCACGATACCTGAACGGACGCTGGAAAGGGATTGAAACTACTGACATTGCTTGGAATGTCATCCAAGAGGTACAGAATCGACCTAACGGCGACGTTGGCATCACCAGGGGAAGCAGGCAGTACCGCACCGGCGTACGACGCGACAGAATGGACGACTGGGAAGATATCAACGCTAAAGATGCGTTGGTGTCGCTAACCAATCTACAAGACGGCAAATTTGATTTTCGATTCACCTATGACCGCAAGTTTGAGACGTTTCAGACGCTTGGCAGTGAACGGCCAGACGTAACAGTACACTACCCTGACGACGGGCTGGGTATTGGTGCTATCAGGATGGAGCTGCCGCAATCTGGGGCAAACCTGTACAACAACATCATAGGCAAAGCCTCTGGCATGGGCGAAGAGACAATTCGCTATAGTGCTGAGGACGTTTTGAGCCAGCAGGAGTTTATCTTGCGCGAAAAAGTACAGCTGTACAACAGTATTAAAAATCTGTCGACATTAGCGGGGCACTGCGAGGCTGATGTGGCGATGATGAGCCGTTTGGTCGATTTGCCGCGAGTCACAGTGCGTGGTACCCAGTTTGATTTGAATAGTATCGGCGTCGGTGATCGAATTGTTGTTAAGCAAAGTAAATATTCATCCTGCCCGCTGAGCGGCTACTATCGTATCGAGCAGCTGTCGGTAAAAGTCGACGAGAACATGAGTGAAGAGATAACCTTAACGCTGGATAATTATGACCTATGAGCGAGCGGTTGAACCTAATGGAGGAGCGGCGTGCCATTGGCAAATTGCGGGCACTTCTGCGTGCTACTGAGCAAATGAAAGCCGCACAGAGAACCAGCAACAACTCCGGCATTATTTATTACGAAACGAAAAGTGCACAGGAGTACGATGCAATAATACCTGTCACACATGACCCCGCTTTTCTTGGTGGCAGAATAATCAAGATTGAGACGACATTTACCGCACGCAAACAACAGTGGCCTTACGTGCTGTTTTTGCCGCAGTTTTACGTCGGTGACAGTCCTGACACGTTGGCGGGTGCACAAATAATTGGCGGCAGCATTATTGACCAGAGCACACCAGACATCAATAAGTTAGAGGTGCCATATCAACTAGCGTTTAGCGCCAGCGCCACTATCGACAATCCGCCGCAGGGGCAGACGAAGTATGTGTACGTTAAATGCGTTTTTCTGGGGACCGACAAGGGATCGTTCAGTATGAAAGCGAGCCTGTTATGAATCGGCTGAGTATGTTGCCTGAAAACCAATTGGCAGACATCCTGGCGTCACTTGATCGCAATATTCGCGACCTCAAGACTAGCCAGGTGATGGCGTCGAGCGGTCTGGTGTTTTACGAGAGTACCAGTAACGACGAGTGGGATTTTAATCAGGTGGCTAGTGTAGTTGGTGGGCAACAGCAAGCCTCTGGCGTGCCATTTATCATCACGGCGACGGCAAAAAAGGGTAAGACGTTCTTGTTGGCTGATTTGATTATTGACAAGATGTTGATAAATAGTGCAATGCCAGCGCGTATTGACATGATACCGATATCGAGCGATTCGCGGTACGCTCGCAGATGGTTTGCATACGTGTATGTACAAAAGGGGCTGAGCAGTGTATTGGCACAGATGAAGTGTGCTGTGGTGGCAAATACCAATGTTTATTTAACCATTGAAAGCAGGATGTTATGAGAATTCAAGAGATAGACGGAGAGACGATGGCGCGAATCATTACGCGATGCGAGCGTGAGATTACCGAAATGAAAGCCGTGCAGCGTGTTGGTGCTGACGGTGTGCGGGTATTTCGCGTCAAGTTAGAAGCGGCGATCGACAAGCGTGACGCAACGTTTCTGAGGCGGTTCAAAATCGTATTTACGCCGAAATCCAGCACGTATCAGTCTGGTGTGGTTTTTAAGCTGATGGTTGGCAGGCACAGCAGTCATGGCTCGAGACTAGAGGATGTTACTCGCTATTTTCAGCGCCAGCGAAACAGTGGTGGTGTACAGACGTGGCTAAATATATCAGATTTCTTGGTCGACCTCGGCAGCAACACGTTCAAAATCTACGCGTTCGCTACGTCTGATGGCGAGCTGAGAGTTGAGTATACCTAATCTGTAATGTAGTAAGTGAGAATGAATAATATACGAGACAAAGAATCAATGAATCAAACGCCTAAAACGGTGCGGGAATTGGGCATCATAATAACAGCACGCGATGATGTGCTGAATGAGCGACTATCTTCTATAAACGACAACGTGTCGCGACTGGCGGAGTCGGTAAGTCAACTGGCACAATCGAAAGCCGATGCTGAGGAGCTTAAAGCCCTGATAGCCCGCGTGGAACTGATGCAAGGCAATTATCTGTCCAAGAGCGAAGCCAAGATTGGTGCTGGCGTAATGACAGCAGTAATTACTGTGATTGGCTTTATGGTCGATTTGATTGTGAGAGTCGTGAATAAACCGTAAATAGGAGGCAACAATGGCAGTCAGGCAAACCTACAATCCAAATATCAATGTCGGCGCACAGAGCGGTTGGTGTTTACAATACGTAGATGACGCGATTAGCTCACTAACTCGTTCGCCAAACGCTCAAACAGCGTACTTAAACGAATTAAACGCGGGTCGAATAAATACAGGTCCCGCACCTGTTGGTATTTGGGTAGTTGGATTTTTGGGATTTTCAAGAGGTATTTATGTAGATGACGGACACGTCTTTTTGATGAGAAAACGCGCCGACGGTTCAATTGAAATCCACGACAGCGAAGTTCACAGTGGAGCAAGAGAGATTTACAACAGTATTGAAGAACTTATGAACTGGATGGGAAATTATGGACCAGATTATCTCGGATACTCGTATTGTTGTGATGGACGACGGATTGCTGAAGATTACGACGAAACTCAGCCGACAGATAGGAAAATGGAAGAGGACGGCAATGCTCGCGACGAAGCTAACACAAATTCAGCTATTTTTCAGGAATTAGAAAAAGGCGATGTCATCGCTATGAAAGGCTATGTTACAAATGGTCAATCGATTGCTGGAGATACAGTCTGGTACGTAACTGCTCGAAGTGGAAAATATATGAGTCGTCAGCTATTCGAGGATAAAGATTTACACGATTTACCAGACCTCACCCCAAAAACAGAAGCTAAGCCTGAAGCTCAACCAGAGCCACAAGAAGACTACAGCAAGATTATACTAGACATCTCAAATCATCAAGATGACTCTATTGTAAATCATTTTCATAAGTTCGCTGGCGTTATCATCAAGGCTGGTCATGTCGGTCAATCGTTCGGAGGCGACGCTAACAAGATTGACCCGAAGTTGATTAAGTTCGCTAAAGTCGCAGGTGATAAGCTATTAGGTATCTATTGGTTACCTTATTTTTCAACCGAAGAAGAAGCAAAGACTGAAGCAGAGCGTTTTATCGAAGCTCAAAAACTTGTCAGCGCACCTCTATTGTTTGTCGACTTAGAGCCAGATTTTGAAGGCACACTCGAGCAATTGAAACTATTTAAGAACCTAGTTCTACAGAAGACAGGCAAGCAAGTATTTACTTACGCAGGTGAGGCTATTATTCAGAAACTAGGCTTAGAACGCGTTGATTGGTATCCGAATTATGGCACAAAAGACAATTACGCACACGGCTCGCTTATTCATCAGTTTACAGAAAGCGGAAAGGTTGACGGATTTAACTTGGACTTTTCAACGTCAAAGATATCTATTGACGAGCTCAAGACATTGGGTAAAATAACCACACCAACACCACCAGAAGAGCCAGAATCACAAAAACCAAGTGAACCGGATACAATGCCGTCTGAATCAGAAAAATCACGGGAAGTGCCAAATAATAAACCAAAGGAGGAAAAAATGGCAACACCAGTATTCACTAAAGAAGACATCGAAGCAATCGAAAAAGTGACCGCCGAAGAAGCTAATCTAGTACAAGGACTAGCTGAGACAGATGAAGCTCAGGAGATTATCAAAGGTATCAGTAAACGAACCAAGCTAGTTGTGTATATTATCGGTGACCTGCTGCTTGGTGCAAGTGCAATCGCACCACAAGTCGCAATCGCCATCCTTTCAGATGAGCCTTATGTGAAGATTAACGCTATCAGTGGAGCTTTAGCCACGGCGGGGCTGTTCTTGCTGACTATGTTTGGTATTTACAAAAGCGGCAAAAATAAATAATTGAAAAACTCTATACTCGACAAAGCTACTGTGTTTGCAAGCCCGGTAGCTTTTTTATATGAGGCAGATTATCTTTATCTGTGGAAAACTATAAAAAGTCCATAAAATGTATGTAAAACGCTTGCATTATGCAAGCAACTTTGCTATAATTAAGACAGTCAAGCGAGGCACATTAACAATTAGAGGA